TATAATGGCATCACCAAAACCAAAAAATAAAGCATTGTATGCAAGAGTAAAAGCTGAAGCTAAAAGAAAGTTTAAAGTTTATCCTAGTGCATATGCAAACGCTTGGCTTGTTAAAACTTACAAGAAGCGTGGCGGAAAATATTAATGGCTTACCAAGGTGGACTGCGTAAGTGGTTCAAAGAAGATTGGAGAGATGTTAAGACAGGAAAGAAGTGTGGTCGTTCTGGAAAGAAAGATAAAGGTAGACCATATCCAGCTTGTAGACCAAAAAAAGTAGCAGGTCGTATAAGTAAAAAAGAAGCTGCTAAAAAGACTGGACCAAAGAAAGTAAAATGGTCTGTAACTGCATCTGGAAAGAGGAGAAAGAAAAATGGCTAAATCACCAGCGTGGCAAAGAAAAGAAGGCAAAGACCCAAAAGGTGGATTAAATAAAAAAGGAGTTGCATCTTATCGTAGAGCAAACCCTGGTAGTAAATTACAAACAGCTGTTACTACAAAACCAAGTAAATTGAAAAAAGGTTCAAAAGCTGCTAAAAGAAGAAAGTCTTTTTGTAAGCGTATGAGAGGCATGAAAAAGAAATTAACTTCTGCTAAAACAGCAAATGATCCTAATTCTAGAATTAATAAAGCATTGAGAAAGTGGAATTGCTAATGAATGATTATGAATTAAAAGCAATCATATCATCTGAGATACAATCCTCATTAGGATATCTTGGTGGTGAACTAACAGAAGCTAGAGCTAAATCTTTAGATTATTATTTTTCTGAACCGTTTGGAAATGAACAAGAAGGTAGATCTCAAGTTATATCTACAGATGTTGCAGATACAATAGAAAGTATACTACCTCAGATTATGAGAACATTTACTGCATCACCAAAAGCAGTGCAATGTATAGCTAATAATGCTGGTGATGAACCAATAGCAAAACAAGCTACAGATTATTTGAACCATGTATTCTATAAAGATAATGATGGTTTTACTAATCTATATACATTTTTTAAAGATGCATTGTTACAAAAGAATGGAATTATAAAAGTATTTTGGGATGATTCAATGGATGTTGAAAGATCATCTTATTATGGATTAACTGATGATGAGTTTGCATTATTACTTGCTGATCCAGAAGTAAAAGTATTAGAACATACTGAGTACGAAAGAGATAATGAAGAAGCTTTAAAAGAAGCTCAAAAGTTTTTGAATGATCGAATGATACCAGATCAAGTGCCAATGGCAGAAAAGATGCATGATGTTGTTGTCAATCGAGTAAAGAAAAAAGGTAAGGTATGTATAGAGAATGTACCACCTGAAGAATTTTTAATTGCAAGAAATGCTAAGTCTATACCTGATGCACATTTTACAGCACACAGAAAATTTATTACACGATCAGAATTAGTTGAAATGGGTTTTGATCCTGAAACAATTGCAAATCTACCAGCTGATGTAAATAATAAATATTCTGAAGAAAAAGTTTCTCGTAAAAGATATGCAGAAGATGAGGAGACAGCTCCTACAACAGACAAAGCTAATGAAGAAATCTTGATCTACGAATGTTATATGAAGTTAGATGAAGATGAAGATGGTATTGCCGAGTTACGAAAGGTAACTGTAGCAGGTGATAGCTCATATGAAATCTTAGACAATGTGCCTTATGACAGATGCCCATTCGTAAGTGTAACACCTATTCTAGTGCCACACAGGTTCTATGGTAGATCTGTTTCGGAACTTGTTGAAGATGTACAATTAGTAAAAAGTACAATCATGAGACAATTGTTGGATAATATGTATCTGACAAATAATAACCGAGTTGCAGTTATGGATGGTCAGGTTAATATAGATGACCTATTAACTAATAGACCTGGTGGAATAGTAAGAACAAAACAACCACCACAATCAGTTATAACACCTATGGCTAGTCAGCCATTGAATCAATCAGCTATGCCATTGCTTGAGTATTTAGATACAGTCAGAGAACAAAGAACTGGTATTACAAGATACTCACAAGGAATGGATGCTGATTCATTAAACAAAACAGCAAGTGGTCTTAATCAAATATTAACACAAGCTCAAATGAGAGTTGAGTTAATATGCAGAGTATTTGCTGAGACAGGTGTTAAACAATTATTTAATAAAGTATTAGAGGTAGTTACTAAATACGAAACTAAAGAAAAAATTATTCGTGTAAATGAACAATATGTAACTATGATGCCTATGGAATGGGCAAACAAATGTAATGTTGAAATACAAGTTGGTCTTGGTACTGGTAGTAAAGATCAAGAACTTGCTATCCTTAATGTTATATTAGAAAGACAAATACAAGCTATTAACTTACAGAAGTCAGCTGCTGGACCAATGGTCAATCTTAGAAATGTACACAATACATTAACTAAATTGGTAGAAGCTGCTGGATTAAGAAATGTAGAAACATACTTTACTGATCCAGTTGTTGGTGCATCACAAATGCCACCTCCACAACCACCACAGCCAACTGAATTTGAAAAAGTAACACTTGCACAAGTACAAGGTGAAAACCAGCGTAAGATTCTTGATACTCAAATTAAGGAAAAAGAACTTGAGTTAAAAACACAAGAGATGATGTTAAATATGGAAGTGAGACTAAAAGAGTTAGAAGCTAAATACCAGATGAGTATAGATTCTAATGAGATTAAAAAAGAGATTGCAAACATACCTAAAAAAGATAATATTGCGAAAGTAGGAGATCTTGGACAAGAAACAGTAAGACAGCAACAGCAGTTTTTTGATCCTAAAAATCAATGACAGACGCAATAAAATTAAACAAAGAAGTCACAAAAGGTAAAAAAGCCGAAACCATATTAGAGGATGAACTTTTTAAAGAAGCTATTGGTGCTTTAAAAGTCAACTATATGAATCAAATCATAAACACATCCTACAAAGATTCAGATGGCAGAACTGCCATATGGATAGCCATTCATCAGTTAGATAAGGTACACAACCACCTGACTGAATTAATGAATACTGGCAAACTAGCCTCTAAACAATTAGAGGAAATCAAAAAACCAAAATAGGAGGACATTTATGTCTGATGCTGAAAGGCAGCCAACCACAGTTAGTGGAGCTGCACAAACAATCAGCGGTTTACTGAACCCTACAGCGGATACTCAGGAAACTGCACCTGCTACTGAACCAGTAGTTGAAGAAACAAGGCAAACTGAGGAGACATTAGCTCCCAGTGACCTTCCAAATAAGGACTTGTCAGAAGAAGAAACCCAAGAAGATATTCCCCAGGAAGAAGAATCTACTGAGGATATTGTAGAAGAAGTTCAGGAACCTATATTCCCTGTTACAATTAACGGACAAAAATATGAGGTCAACCAGGAAGAACTAATTAACGGATATCAACGACAAGCTGATTACTCTCGTAAAACCGAAGAATTATCTATTGAAAGAAAACAACAAGAAGATCAAATTCGTAGGGAACGAGAATCCCTTCAATCTCAATTGGCTAATATTTCTACTTTAGAACAATCTTTGAGAACACAATTAGATACAGAAATGGCATCTATTGATTTTGATAAGATGTATGAAGAAGATCCTTCTGGAGCTGCTAGATTACAATATCAAATGCAGAAAAGACAAAGGGATCTGGAAGCTACTAGACAACAACTACAACAATCTCAGCAAGAAGAATATCAAAAATATATTCAAGAACAAGAGAAACAAATGTATCTCAAAATGCCTGAGATGAAAGATCCTGAAAAGGCATCAACTGTTAGAACAGATATGAAAAGATATCTTACTGACACAGGCTACTCTCAAGCAGAGGTAGCTAACCTTACAGATCATAGAATGCTATTGATACTTAAAGATGCTATGGCATATAGAAAGTTACAAGCTACAAAGCCTGGACTTGCTAAGAAAGTATCAAATGCACCTAAAGTAGTTAAATCTGGTACAGCTAAAACTAAAAGTGAAAAGTTCGCCATTAAAAGAAATGAAGGTATCAAACGCTTGAAGAAAAGTGGATCTCTTAGAGATGCTGCTGCTATCTTTAGGCAAAATCTTAAATAACTTTTAAACTAAGGAGAACATTATGGCTCAACCATCAAATATGTTTGATACATATGATACTGTAGGTTTGAGAGAAGATCTTGCTGATGTTATTTACAATATTTCACCAGAAGATACTCCAATCCTATCTGCCATTCCTCGTGCAAAAGCTACAAGCACAAAACACGAATGGCAAACTGATACACTAGCTGATGCAGCTGCAAACGCTGTAATCGAAGGTGATGACGCTACTACTGATGCAGTTGCTGCATCTGCTAGAGTGCATAACTTTACACAGATCATGGATAAAGTGATCTTATTGTCAGGAACACAATTTGCTGTAGATGCAGCAGGTCGTGCTGACGAAATGGCGTATCAGATCGCAAAAAAATCGAAAGAGTTAAAGAAAGATATGGAATTTGCTCTTATTAAAGAGAATCTTTCTGTAGCTGGTGACGCATCAACTGCTCGTGAACTAGGTTCAATCTCTACATGGATTGCAACTAATGGTTCTGCTGGAGCAAACGGTGGTGCTTTATCTGCTGGATTTAACTCTGCAACTGGTCTTACTAGAGCTACTACAGGTGGTGACGATAGAGATCTTACAGAAGCAATTCTGAAAGCTGCTATCAAATCTGTATATGAGTCTGGTGGAGATCTAGATATGTTTGTTGTACCACCAAGTGTAAAACAAACTGTATCTACATTTAATGCTAATACTACTAGATTTGGACAAGCTGGAGATAAAGTAGAATATGCTGCTATTGATGTATATTCATCTGACTTCGGTGACATTCAAATGGTACCAAACAGAATCATGGCTCTTACTAATGAGAAAATGTGTTTCTTAATACAAAGAGATATGATGGCTGCTGCTTACCTTAGAGATTTTAGCATGAATGAACTTGCTAAAACAGGTGACTCTGAGAGAGTACAACTCTTAGTTGAGTGGACTCTTGAAATGAGAAACGAAAAAGCACACGGTATCTTACTAGATATCAACCAATAATCTAAGTGAGGGAGCTTCGGCTCCCTCTTTAGAATCATTCTAAGGAGCAAAAATGTATTACAAATTATCAGGAACTGTACAGAAAGTAGACTACACAGCTACTGCCGCTAACAGCTCAGCTATTTCTGATGAGATTAGACTTGTCAGATTATATGCAACAAGTGATTGCCATATATCAATCAGCAATCCTGCTGTGACTGCTACAACATCTATGACGCCATTGGCTGCAAAAGATTATGAATATTATAAAGTAGCACCAGGCAATATTATATCTGTTGTAAGAAACTCATCAAATGGTTCATTATTTATATCAGAATTAACGGAGTAAATTATGACAACAAAACATTATAACCCAAACTATAAGGTTGGAATAACACAAGCTTTAGGTATTACTGGATCATCTGCTGCTACAGCTAATGGACATAGTGCAGATATTAGAGATGTAAGAATAGTATGCACAGTTGATGCATATGTAGAGTTCGGTAGCAATCCAACTGCAACTACAAATAGTTTAATTATACCTGCATATACACCAGAACACTTCAAAGTTCAGCCAGGCGATAAAGTAGCATTCCTTATTGTTGGATCTAC